TTATCGGACTTGATACTGGCGATGCGCGAAGTACTCCCTTTGGCAGCGAGCATTTGCTGACGTTTGTTGTCCAGAGTTCCATCACCGGCTGCGGCAACCAGTACTCCTGCCCCCTTTACAGCCTCTTCACCGAACAGGCTTTTCAGGTATTCGGCCTGCTGCGCCACATCAAGTTTGTTTGTCTCAAAGGCGTGATAAATATCTTTAAATACCTTCTCGACCGGAAGCTTATTTCCGTTACCGTCGTGTGTGCTAACCCCCAGGGAATTGAGGGCAACAGGCGCCTGGCCTGTCATCACATCCAGACGGCTCAAAATAGTGTTGATATTACTCCCGGCGCTGGCACCTTTAATATTGTGGTCTGCCAGGATGCCGAGCATCGCCGTTGTGTCTTCAAGACTTTCACCAGCCATTTCCGCACCTGGTGCAACGTTTTTCATCGCCGCAACCAAATCATCAAGACTCGTGCTCGATGAGTGGAGGCTTTGTGTCAAGACATCAGAAATACGTTCGATCTCTGTTATAGGCAACTTAAACGCCGATTGCACCGTAGAAAGTGCGCCAACAGCATCGCTGGCTGCAAGACCATTAGCTTGCCTCATTGTCACTGTCGAGTCGGTTGCCATGAGAACGTCATTCGCATTGTAACCTGAGCTTGCGAGCACACCCTGTGTTTGAGCTACGTCGACTTGAGAGAGATATCCTTTAGAACCAATATCTTTAGCCTGCTGGCGAAGAGCAGCCATCGTTTCATCATTCTTATCAATACCGAGAGTCGACTGCGTATCCGACATTTGTTTGGTGAAAGCGACGCCCGGCGCAAAAAATTGAGACAGACCATGGAATCCAGCACTCGCCGTATTTATTCCCGCCGCCCCCGCATCACGTATGCCGAAGGCAAGCATTTTACCGGACTCGTAGCGACGCTTTATTGCATCGACTCTTTCCTGCTGCTGATTGACGCGGGAAAGAGCGTCACGCTGCATATTTAGCTGTTGCGTGGTCTGTCTAATCGTGACTTTCACACGCTGTGCATCAGCAGAGAGTGTACGTGTGTTAATGCCCGACTGAGAAAGCTCGGAACGCTGGCGCTGTAAGGACTGGCGCATACCGTTGTATTTACTCTGCAGCTCAGCTGCAGATTTTTTAGCAACATCCAGCGCCTGCGACTGTGCCAGCGTGGGTGCTTCGATATTCTTAAACTGAATGGCCAGTGCTGCCGCCTCCTGCTTCGCTTTTGCAAGTGACCGGCCGGTTAGAGAAAGCTGAGCGCTGGCTTTCCTGAACCCATCAATACGGGCTGCCTGCACGTTGAGATCGCGCAGAGATTGCTCAGAATCACGGATTTCACCCGCAAGGGATTTACTGGCAGTCCGGATAGCATTGAGCGGTCGGCTTGCGCGTCCAACGGCATTAAGCAGCGCCTCAAGTTTCACGTTATTGCTCATAGTGGTTTCCGCTTCGCTGTAGCGCCTTGTCGCGCCAGGTTATGAGTTCGGCCACGTCCAGAGGATACAGCTCGGATGGCGGCCAGTGAAAAATCACAGCAATATCCGCCATCAGGTCATCTACCGACAATTGGTCGGGGAAATTCAGCGAGCCGAAGCAGGTGATAAAAAACCAACCACCTTACCGGCAAGTGCAATGAGATCTGCGGCATCCAGTCGAGCAATCTCATGTTCGTTCAGCGCCGGGTAGGTCATTCGAGGTAAAACCTTAATTAAGGCGTCAACATCACAGTTTGCCAGTGCAGCCAATGACACGCCGCGGAGTGTCCCCGCGTTGGGCCTGGATACAGTAACCTGCTCAATTTTTTGCTCACCGCGCATCAGCGGATTGTCGAAGGTCACAACGTGTGAATTTCCGGTATCGATAATATTTTCCATTTGTCACTCCCTCAAAAATAGAAGAGACCGGCCTGCCTGAGCGGCCGGTCAACAACATTACAGGCCAATCGCCTTACGGTGTTCGGCCAGACGGTCTACACCGTCGACCTTCAGCACCATGTTGACGATGTCAATTTCAATGACTTCTTTTCCGTCAATTGTCAGCTGGTAATAAGCACAATCAGTTGTCATTTTCGTTGTACCGCTTTCGCCCTGCTTGTTCTCACCGCAGTCGTACTCTTTATGACGACCTCGCATCACCACCTCGACGGCGGAAATTGCACCGGTGTCATCGCGCTGATATGAGCCAGTAAAACGCAGCGGTACGCTGTCTGCACCAGGGGATGCATACTGCGCCCATAGTGCGACATCCGGCAGACCACCGAGCGTCCATTCAAGGGACAGCGCATCATCATCAAGGCCCATATCAATGGATACCGAACCCGGCATCCCGCCGCCGCGGTATTTCTCCAGCTTGCGGGTCAGCTTCGGTAAAGTGACGGATTCAACGACGCCCATGTAGCTCAGGCCATCGTTAAACATGTTCAAATATTTTAATTTACGTGGTAACGCCATGCTGTTAGCTCCTTAGCCGTTGACCGAATCTGACAGATTCGCCAGATAGGTATCAGTGATGCGCTGGCGCAGGGTCAGGTTTTCCAGCGGTGGGACGGGGGTATAGTCGTAATCGATATACAGTTTGCCCGCTTTAAGCGTCGCAACATCGTTGGACTCAGGGTCGTACCAGCAGGAGCCATCGACGATATAACCATTACTTTTCAGCTCACGGAACTTGGCATTAATGCCCGCCACGATGTCGCGAATAAGGGTCGGGGTAATCGGTTTATCCATCGCCCACGCATGTGCTTCCGCCATGGTGTCGGCCAGTACCTGCGCTGTACGGGTGTAGTTTTCAAACAGGAAAAGAGGATCATCCGCGCAGGTGCGGTTACCCCAGAATTTGAAACCATCATTGCGGATCAGCGTGGTCACACCAGCCTGATTAAGCAGGTTGGCATCGGTCGCCGGTTCCTGCAAATCCCAGGAAACTGAGGCGCTAACACCGGTGACGCCATTCACGCCGACGTTTGACAGGGTTTTATGCCAGCCGGTTGTCTGGTCGATTTTGGCACGCAGGCCCAGCGCGCGCGCCGTCGCCCATGCGGTATCTGTTGCGTTTGTCGTAGTGTCCCACGCCAGAAAATCGGGGAAGATCACCATCAGCTCACGCTGGCTGAAATTCTTGCGATAGTCGATGGCCTCGGAAATGGTTTTACAGTCCCACGCACTGACATAGCCAAAGGCGCGCAGGCTCTGACAGGTAGCGGCAAGCGCAGTCGCTACTTCCTGCGAATCCAGCCCCGGCACGCCAAGAATGCGCGGCTTAACGCCGGTGACAGTCTGCGCCGTCAACAGCGCTTTCAGGCCGGTGTATTTGCCGTTTTCGTCCGTGGTGCCAATAATGTTGGAAATCGTTTGTTTCTGAGCCGCGTCGGGGGCCTCAGGGTCTTCGACACCTTCGGCCACACGTACAACCACAATGACCGGTTTGCACTGGTCAGCGATCGCCTGTAGTGAAGATGATAGTGTTCCCTGTTTGCCGGCTTTACTAATAGCGCTTTGCACATTAGTAATCAGCACAGGTTCATTAAGAGGGAAAGCCGTCTCGTCAGCATCGCTGGCCGTACAAACCATGCCGATGATGGCTGTTGAGACAGTGGAAATGGTGCGCACGCCGTCATTAATCTCGATGACCTGCACGCCGTGATGATAGTCGCTCATCCGTTAAACTCCGTGGTGTAAGGGTGCAACTATTTTCTGTTACGTACACGACTGGCGCGATGAAATGGCGTTGGAGGAGGGATAACACAACAAACAAAAAGCCCTCCAGGTGGAGGGCTCTGGTCATTCTGGTTTAACCGGCCAGTCAATATCTGGCGCGCTGGCGGGTTCTACCCGGCCTAACAGGACGCGGTACGTTTTCATCGCTGTCAGGAGCGTTAATTCTTCCTCTGTCGCAATCTCCAGTTCCGCCGCATCCTGCAGCGGTGAGATAATATGCGAGACCTCCGACAAAAGGCTTTGCTTCTTTGCCTCTGCTCGTGCCACATGATCCACAGGCGCGGGGATGATTTTTTTGCCGTCATACATCCATTCGCCATCGATATTGAAACCTGCAGGCACGGATTTTTTCGTGACTTCCGCCACCGCCATATTGACCGGCCACAGCGCAGAAACATCGTAATCCGCCGTGCGGATAATCCCGTCATCGGTAAACGCAATTTTTAGCTTACTGGCAGAAAACAGGGACTGACTGGCGTACCAGTCTTTTCCGTCCTCATCTTGCAGATAAAGAATATTGTCAGCCTCTCTGACGACAGGCTCGTAAGCCGTGAGTATTTTAAGTTCCATATTTACCCCGAAATGGTTCGCCATGCACCGTTGATATTTATTTGCATCGGCTTGTACTGAATAGTGTCACCAACCGGCGCATCACCTTCGACATACCAGCCCGTAAAGGCACAGCCAGCGGGAACATAGTTCCAGCCATTGCGCGTTAAAATGATGGTCCCGGCGCTACCCTGACGAACATCAATGACGGTAGCTGTTTTAAGCGGATAGCGCCCGTCGCTTTCGGCGACGGTGTAAGAGTCTCCCGCTTTAGCCAGCACGACAACTGCATTGCTTGCTGTGTGACGCAGGTAAGGCTGTGCAGCGTTACCCGAAACGAACCCGCCAATATGAGAACCATCTCGCGCTATGCAATTGACATTATCCGGGGTTGGTCTGTTGTTTGGTCCGTACATCTCAACCCATGGAGACCACGGACCTGAGCCAGTCCATGCCCCCTGTACCGCCCTGAGAAATAAACGCCCAGTGTAGGTGATATACATTTGCTGGCAGCCATAGGCTGATTGTGTCACAAACAGTGTGCCTGCAATCGTTACAGGATAGTGATAAGCAGCCGTTGCGCCTGCATTGGATGGTTGATAGTAAACACCATGGTTAACTCTGTCGCCCAGGGTATTTAAATCTACCGCAAGGGCATTTGGCGATGCCGGTAGCGCCCCTATATCATTAGGAGTGGGTTTGTTTAGTGGCCCCCAAAGCTTTTGTATGCGCTGGGAAGCAATTGTCCCATCAGACTTTTTGATCGCAAGCCATTCAACAGATAAATTACCGTAAGAGTCGACAAACAAATTGGAACTCATAGCCTGAGAGCCATCGCCACTACTGCCGTAATTGATATGAACACCGCACCCATAACCGCCAAAATGTATGCTGTTTGACCCACCGCCCTGGTTGAACATCATTGATACCAGACCGTTCTTATCAGCAAGATTGGCATCTGTCACTGAAAGAGCCTGACCTAATAACCCCCCGTCACCAACTTTTGTGATTCGTCCGGTGGTTGGGTCACTTGTTGAAGTGGTGACATCAGCTTTTGCCGCCGTTCCCAGACTCCTTTTAACACCGGCCAGGTCATCATTGACGGTTTTCACCGCTTTCGGTGTCGCGGCGAGCGACTCAGACACACTGTCGGTCGCGCTACTGAGCTGGACAATCCCCTTCTGCGCCGTGGTCGCGTCCTGAGCCGTATACTTCGCACTGGCGAAGTCATAGACTGCTTTAACCGCTTTCGGTGTGGCTGCAAGCGTCTCAGACGTGCTGTCGGTCGCACTGCTTAACTGCGTGAAGCCTTTTTCTTTCAGCGTGGCGTCGGGATGGCGACGTGATTGCTCATGCTCTGCGAGCCTGTCGTCGACGTAATCCTGCGTTGCCATCACAAGCGTAGTATCGATGGACAGCTCGACCGTCTCGATATCGCTCACCATGATTACCATGCGCAGCGTCTGCGCGCGCCCTGACCCTTCCGCCAGCTCGGGCTTGTAGCTTTCTGCCATATTGCCGACCGCAATCAGCGTGCCGGTGTCATCGTAAAGCCCCATTTCGCGCAGCCAAAAACCGCCGGTCTCAGGTGGAATCACCAGCTCCGCGACGACATAGTTTTTGTGCTTTTTATCCTGGCTGATTTTATTCAGCGCATGACGCCAGACTTCATTGACCAGTTTTGTCTGGCTGGCGTTTGGCTCGGGCAGCGTGCCGCCACCATCCCCGACGGCCATCGCCACAAAATTGACTTTCTTCCCGTTCGGGACGCTCGCCGCCGCCAGCTTTTCAGCACCGGCTTTGGTGATAACGGTTTTATATTTTACTGTCATTGTGCTCTCACTTATCCGGGGTAAACCGTGGTGATATCGCCGTCATAGTTCAGGGCGCCGTAATACAGATGCCCCGGAATATCCTGAATAATATTCAGACCAATAAGATGACGGCTGGCTGGTTTTGCATCGGCAATCAGCCTTTCCATTTCGTAATACATTTCCTCGGTGATGCCTGTCTCTAACACACCGATATCGAGGCGGAATGTGCCGGGCGGGTCGTTGGTTTCCCACCATTCCGTCACGTTAATCAGATACCCGAGCGGCTCGACCACACGGCGCACCGCCCCAATCGTCCCT